TGATTGGGTTGTTTTTTCAGGAAGTAGATAACGCAGAGATATTTAAGCTAATCGGCCCCGCATTTCAGACAGTAGTCGGCGGCTTTATCGGACTGCTTGCCGGGGTGAAACTGTCCCACGATGAAGAAGCGCCAAAGAAAGACTGCAAATGCTAACCCTCCTCACCACTCTAGTCTCCTTCCTTGCCGGGGGTCTACCCAAGCTACTTGGTTTCTTTCAGGATCGCGCTGACAAGAAGCAGGAAATACTGCTGGCCCAGATGCAGATTGAGCGTGAGTTGGAGATGCGGAAGCTGGGGTTTGAGGCACAGCAACGGGTGGAGGAAGTACACCTACAGGGTCAGCTAGTAGAGGCTGCGGCAACGGAACGCTCTGCTCTGTACGCTCATGACATTGCGATTGGGCAGGGTGCTAGTCAATGGATGATTAACCTTCGCGCCGGGGTGCGGCCCCTGATTACCTACGGCTTATTTCTATTGCTAGTGTTCGTAGATGTCGCGGGGTTCATATATGCTTGGAACCATAATGTCCCGTTTACTGAAATGCTGGATACCCTGTGGGACGCAGACACGCAGATCATCTGGGCATCGGTCATTAGTTTCTGGTTCGGTAGTCAGGCGTTTGCTAAGAAATGAAGGTATCGGACAAGTGCATCAGCATGATCCGGCATCACGAGGGGGTACGGTTTCGCGCATATCGTTGCCCCGCAAAACTTTGGACAATTGGAGTTGGTCATGTTTTATACCCCCTTCAGGGTCGTTTACCTCTGGATCAGCGACAGGATTTCCAGCTACAAGCACAGGATGACCGCACCTTCACAACCGAGGAAGTAGATGGAATACTTCACAACGATCTGGCTAGATTTGAACGGGGGGTCACCACTCTCTGCCCTATCAGCCTTACACAAGGTCAGTTTGATAGCCTGTGCAGTTTCTCTTTTAATTGTGGTTTGGGAACTCTCCAACGCAGTACGCTCAGGCAGAAGCTCCTACGAGGGGAGACAGAGGATGCGGCGCAGGAGCTATTGAAATATTGCATGGGAGGGGGTAAAATCCTCAAGGGGCTACAGAACCGCCGCATTGATGAACGCTCCCTGTTTCTTTCATAAAGGTTGATATGGCGACAGCTTCTGTAATGACCTACACAACGCTGGTCGAAAACATTCAGTCCTACTTGGAACGGGATGATACGGCCACGATTGAAAAAATACCTCTTTTTATCATGCTGGCCGAGCAAATCATTGCCAGCCAGATTAAATTCCTTGGCAACTTGACGGTCAACACCAGCACGATGGTGACGGCAAATGCCATCATTGCCAAGCCTGCTCGTTGGCACAAGACGGTCTCAATGAACGTAACAGTGGCTGGAGAGCGCCAGCCAGTCCTTCTCCGCAAGTACGAGTACCTGCGTGAGTATTGGCCCGATCCAGCGGCCACTGGTGCCCCCGTGTACTACGGAGACTACGACTACACAAATTGGCTTGTAGCGCCTACCCCGGATTCCAATTACGCTTTTGAGGTTCTGTACTACGAAAGGGTGCAGCCTCTGGATTCAACCAATCAGACCAATTGGTTCACAATCTACGCGCCACAGGCTCTGCTGTACGGCTCTTTGCTTCAGGCAATGCCATTCATCAAGAATGATGAGCGCATGGGGATGTGGCAGTCGAACTACGATCAGATCATGCAGACGTTGAAATCGGAAGATGTGCAGCGTATCGGTGATCGTCAAGCTACGGTACTGGACACATAATGAGTTATGTATCCCCATTCACTGGTGATGTCATCCAGCCGACTGATGTCTCGTACATTAGCCTGTCAATAGCAAACACAACACTGCAACTTGTATGGCCGTCAACCAGCACAACTAGCACTGACGTAGCTGCACGTATTATTGAGGTCACTACAACTGGGGTTTCTGAGTTGTGGATGCCGCCAGCCGATCAAGCCTCAGTAGGCCAAGATGCGTTGATTCGCAACACGGGCGGCGAAGATTTTGATGTGATGGACTACGACGGGCTTAATACAATTGTGACCGTTGTTGCAGGCGAAGCACAGTACATTTACATTACAGACAACCCAGATCAGCAAGGCACTTGGGGCATCATCGCATTTGGCATTGGCTCTTCTGGCGCAGATGCTGCAACCTTAGCTGGATACGGGCTTTTGGCTATTGGTCAGACGCTGAACCAAAGTCAGCCTGTTACAACTTTTTCAAGCAATTACACCGCGCTAACTACAGACCGCTCAAGCACTTACGTATGGACTGGTGGCGCAGGCACATTGGCATTAACGCTTGCAGCAACGCTAGGCGATAACTGGTTCATGTTCTTGCGAAATAGCGGAACAGGGGCTTTAACTGTCGCATGCAGCGGTGCTAACACAATCAATGCGTCATCTTCTATTGCGCTGCAACCTGCAGATTCTTGCATTATTGTATGCAGCGGCACTACGTTTTACACAGTTGGTCTTGGCAGAGCTACGCAGTTTGCGTTTACGCAATTGTCCAAAGCCGTGTCAACTGGAACGTATACACTTACTGCATCTGAGGCATCAAACGTAATTCAAAAGTACACGGGCGCCTTGATTGCAAATGTGACCATTGTCGTACCATCTACAGTTCAGGTATACTACATCTTGAACGAGACCACTGGGGCGTATACGGTAACCATCACTACAGGTTCTGGCGCAACGGCTATCTTAACAACTGGCACTCAGGCAACGCTTGTCTGCGACTCCGTTAACCTGTACAACGCCAATACAATTCTTGCCGGAGCGTCAACGATTAGTTTGCAAAACGGGTCGGCTGCATCGCCTTCGCTTAACTTCTCATCCGAGCCTACAACTGGTGTTTTTAGACCAACAACTGGGCAGTTTGGCATAGCAATATTAGGTGTGCAAAAGTTTATGCTAACTGCTAACGGTATAGAGTCAGGCACTTTCTCATGACTAAAAAAGTCTTTACGCTTGACACTGCCGCAGGTATTCAGCGTGACGGTACTGTTTTTGACATGAACTTCTATACCGATGGGGAGTGGGTTCGTTTCCAGCGTGGGCGTCCAAGAAAGATTGGTGGATACAGGGCTATTGTTACTGATGCTCACGGGTACTCTCGCGGCATTTATGTCAACTCTGTTGATGGCAATAACCAAGTTTTCAACGGTTACAACAACGGCCTAGAAGTTGTTAACATTGACAATGACGGCATTGGCTCCGGAGTTAACCAATTTTCATTTACAGCAGGCCCAGTGCTGACGCTTAACACGCTTGTTGGTGGTTCTAGTTACGTAAACGCCACTTACACTGCTGTCCCTTTAACAGGCGGATCGGGTACAGGCGCAAAGGCTACTGTTGTAGTTTCTGGCGGGGCCGTTACCTCTGTGACCATAACAACTGTTGGCAACAACTACGTTGTTGGAGATACATTAAGCGCGTCAAACGTCAACCTTGGTGGTGCAGGTTCTGGGTTTTCAATTACAGTTGCCACGATTACTACGTTTACGTCAAGTGACTTGAACCTGTGGCAATTTGACTCTATCTTTGACTCGCAAGGCTCTGGTAACCAGTTATTGTTGGCGCACCCCGGCCAAAACCTTTCCCAAATTGACGCCATAGCCAAAACGCCAGTGTTTGCTGGTGACATTGCAGGCACAGCGTTGTCGCCTCTTGTGGACTCAAGTGGAACCAACCCAACTGGAGAAATCATTTCTGTTGCAGGCGGCGTAGTTGTTCTGCACCCATACATCTTTGTGTACGGCGACAATGGTTTGATTAAGAACTGCGCCGCAGGTAATCCTTACGATTGGAACAGCGCGGATTCCAACGAAACCAATGTCTCCTCTACCAAGATTGTCAAGGGCTTGCCAGTTCGCGGTGGATCAAACGCTCCTTCGGGGTTGTTTTGGAGTTTGGATTCTTTGATCCGGGTTAGCTTTACGCCTACCACGACTACGGTTGGAGCAACCTCTTCCACTTTTTACTGGCGGTATGACATCATCTCTAGCCAGTCATCAATCTTGTCCGAGCAATCGGTTATTGAATACGATGGAATTTACTACTGGTGCGGGGTTGATCGTTTTCTGATGTACAACGGTGTGGTCAAAGAGTTGAAGAACAACTTCAACCAGAATTACTTCTTTGACAATCTGAACTACGCACAGCGTCAGAAAGTTTATGCAAACAAGGTTCCTCGTTTTGGAGAAATTTGGTGGTTTTTCCCGTCTGGCACATCAACTGAATGCAATGACTGCATTATTTACAACATTCGGGAAGACTGCTGGTATGACGCTGGGCAGGCTCTTGGCGCAGCCAGAACGGCTGGGTACTTCTCGCAAGTGTTCCACTACCCAATCAATGCTGGTGCCACGCTGACAACGCAGACATTGCTTTTCTCAGCGTCTATTGCAACAACCAATGCAAATGCCACCATCACGTTAGCGCCAAACAATCAGGTTGCCGTAGGGCAATTGGTTGTGTCAACAAGTGTTGCGGTAGGTTCTATCATTAGCACAATTACCGCAAACTCAGCAGCACCAAACGCTGTATCTGGTACGTCTGGTGCAAGCACAATCGTGGTTAGCAGTGCTACAGGTATTTTGCGCAATCAACTTGTAACGGGGACTGGCATAGGCGTAGATGCAGTTGTTACAGTGATTGCCGGGACTACAATTACGTTGTCAGTTGTTAACAGCGGCACTGTGTCTGGGGCACTTTCTTTTGCTGGGTTGAGCATTGTTTTGTCTTTGGTGGCTACGGCTACGGCAATAGAAACCGCAACATTCAACACCCCGGCTGGATTGATTACCCTATGGC